GCAACGATTTGTCCCATACCTTTCATTAGATTTCTCATTTGAAATGACATTAGGATAGCAAATGATGAAAATAAATTAACACCTTCGGTAAATGCTGAGAATATAGCTAATGATTGTGCTATTTCATCCATTGTACCTGATTTTACTTGCTGTAGTCGCTCAATTTTATTACGAGCTTCTTCATCATCCATGAATGCTGCAAAATCATCTAAACCTAATGACTCGTTTAGTAATGAATATGCTTCAGCGTGAATTGATTCAAATGAACCAAACGTAACTGCCATTGATTGTATTTCTGGTTTTGGGAACCAATGCGAAACATTAGATGACCAGTAATCTTCTACGTGTGTTTCGGTTTGAGCAAATGATTTTAATATTTGTCCAATTAAATTTTTTTCTGATTCAGTTAATTTTAATTTAAAGTCATTAACGTCAGCAGCTAATGTAACTTCTTCGGGTAACCAATGCACACGTTGTTGTGCTTTTAAAAATTCATGTGCTTGGTCGTATTCAAACGGCTTGTAAAATAAACGCTTATCGGTGATCATATTATTTGAAGGAGTTAATAGTTGAAGTTAATGATGGTTTTTGTTGCATTCCAACAAGACGTTTTACTTCCTGTCCGTCTTTTTCAATTACGATAGTAGGAACACCTCTTACATTGTATTTAATTGCCAATGATGATTCAGCATCAACATCAACGTCTTGAAATGAAACACCAGATACTTCTGACTTAACTTGATCAAATATAGGGGCAAGCTGCTTACAAGGACCACACCATGAAGCAGAAAATTTGAGTACTTTTAACATAGATTTTATTTTAATTTTTATAGGTGCTACAATAAATACAGTATATACTAATGATAATTAAGAAGGAGTCGCCAGTTCAAAAAACTTCTTTCGTAAATAATCTTTATCATCATGATCAAAGTCTTGTTTAGTTCTTTGTGGAGATTGTTGTGGAGAATCCGACTCTTCATCTTCAACATATTCACCTGTAATACGAGTTACACCAGTTGAACCTTCAAAGTCACAATTGAATGTAATACCATCTGTACCATAGCGGTTTTTAATAATATGCCAACGAGATGTGTTATCGACTTTATCTTTACGTAAACGTGATGTTGAAATAATAATATCACCAATCATGATTTTATCATATGATCCAGCAGCTTTGTCACCCTCTACTACTTTATCAGCAGCACCTGAACGGTTTACTTGTGATGGTGATACGATTGGTATACCTAATTCCTTAGCTAAACCTTTTGCATCTGTATAGATATCATCTAAATCATCTTTACGTTCATTTCTGGCGCGTTGACGATTCTTTAATAAATCTAAATAATCAATAAAGATAACATCTGGTTTGAAATTATGTTGATTCCATAATTGATCTAAATGGCGTTCAATATCATCTAATGATGCACGTTTTGGTGGGTATTCTTTAATAATTAACCTACCTGCTAATCCTTTAGTAGCATCTTCGATTTTAACTCGATGCATTGGTAATTGATCAACTGGAATGCCAAGTAAATTAGCATCAAAACGTTGGCCAACATACCCTTCACCTAGTTCTAATGTATAATATACAACATTGCAATTTAATTTAACGGCTTCTAATGCCATTGAAATTGCTGCCCATGATTTACCAGAACCCGGGCCACCAAAGAATATAATTAAATCGCCTTTACCATAGCCACCTTGCGTAATTGAATTAATTTGTGGCCAAGGTGTAGGAATAACACGTCTATCATCTGGTCTATAACGTGCTTCTACATCTAATTCATAATCATGTCCTGTATTTTTTTCTTGTGATGTAACAATTGCTTTAGAAATTAATGAGCGAATTGATTCATAATCACCATCTTCAAGCAAACTAACAGATGTCATAATTGCTTTTTTCATCTGTTGGTTTTGACAGAATTTTAAAAATTCCTGTTCAATGTATTCTTTATCATGTGCGCTATCAGCCATTTTATAGGCTTCTTTCAATTCCTCAATAACAGCAATCTTTAATACATCATTATTTTCTTTTTTTACTTCAATTTGTAACGCCTCCATTGTAGGAGTAGTATGATATTCATCAAAGTATTTGTTTAATCGAGTAATGATCCATTTTCGTGCTGTATTTTCGAAATACTCGTCTGTAACTGAATCCGATACATCTACTAGAAATTTCCTATCCGTTAATAATAAACCTAATACTTTGGTTTGAAACGAATTCCCATATTTATCTAAACTATCTAGTGCTGTCATTTATAACCTTTATTTATAACTTTTATTGCTTCCAATCTAATGAGGAAAAATTCTCTATCAACCATCCTTGCCAATTTACACGCTCATTTAGTTGATCATCCTCCGTCATTTCAACGAAATTCCCTATATTCAGTGATGGTGGTGCATCTTCAATTGTTTCGTCAATAATGCGCTTATCCTCGTCGTCTATATTCGGGTCTTTTAGCGACATTAGTTGGTAATTAATACCTAACTGGCGTTCAAATTGTAGTACTTTAGTGTATAATGGATTTGATTCTTCATTATCGCGTGCTTTCTTAATTAAATCTGAAATTTCCAATTGTTTTGGAAGTAACAATTCTGGAAATAATTTAATTAGTTTTTTAGGACCTAATCCAGCTACTCCGGGTACATTATCGCCTGAATCTCCCATCAATAATTTATAATTAATAAAATTATGGGAGTGGATTTGATATTCTTCTAATACGTCTTCTGGTCTATATGTTTTCTTTTTAGTTGGAGAATATATAGATGTTTTTTTAGATACTAATTGTAGAAAATCCTTATCAGCTGACATAATCGTTACTTCATCTACTTCAGAATCAGCTTCGAATTTCTGTACTAAATAACCCATTACATCATCGGCTTCAATTTTTGGGATAGAAATCATTGATACTGGTAATTGAGTACAATATTCAATTAATCGTCCCATTTGATTAGCCATCGATTCGCTTTCTTCCTTCTTATCACCAAATACCTTCCAATTGGTTACTTTAATATTAGTACGATTTGCTTTATAATCAGCATATAAGTATTTCTTATTAGTTGAATTGCCTTGTCCATCAAATACTAAAACAACCCTACTCGGTTGGTATAGCTTAATAGCATAACCAACCGATTTAAGGAAGCCAACAAGACCACCTACATGGTGGCCGTTGGGGTTTAAGTGCTGAATGATAGCAAATGAACGTAGGAATGTATTCATTGCATCTACAATAAGTACTCTAGCATTTTTTGAATTATTCTTATCAGCATTTAGTTCTGATAGTAACTTGTTTAAAAAGTCTTTATTCATTTTCTAATTCATCATCAATAGCAATTGTTGGAGCGATATTTTTACCTTCATCCCATTCGCTGCTGTCTTCGGTGATTTGTAGATCATCTACATCTGTTAGTCCATTAAACCACTCATGTGCGTGTTCTTTCTTGTATTTAGCAATCGCATTTGGTGTATCACTAATAAAACCATGTGGAGTAACAATAATAGTAGAAGCAGTTGCTACACCACAATCAGCGTGAATTTTATCAATTGCTATTTTAGTACGTTTAGCAAATTCTACTGATTTACCATCTTTAACTGCTTTAATTTTTGATGTACCTGAATTAGTTACATTACCATAAGTAATAACTACGGCAGCATCCCAATACATTGTATCTCCACCTTTATTAGTACGTTTAGGTTGTGCCATTGGCATCATAGCCGGCTGAACACCTGTTTTGTTAATAACAAAGAATGTATTTGTGTATGGATATTTTTCTTTACGTGATAATGGAAACTGTTGATTAATAAAGTTACCAAATTGAGTAGCCATTGCTCCTGCGTTCCACATTGGGTTATTTTTACCTTGATCTACACTCATCTGACATGGTAGTGAACCAACTGAATCCCATAGAAATAATAAATCATATGGTAATTTACCTTTTGCTTGCTCGTTTAAAATATCTGAAATAAATGCAGCTACATCTTCAATATGCTTAATTGATCCTCTATCGATATAAAGGAAGAAACCATCATAATCGATTACCTCACCGGTTTCCTCATCTGGAATTGCTGTTAATTCTAATCCCATTTTCTGTGCATGAGAGAAATCCCATTTCATTTCCGAAATAATAAATACAGGTAATATACCCATTTTCTGAGCAGTAACAGCAGTTTCGATAAGTAAAGTTGTTTTACCAGTATCGGAACCTCCACGTGCGATTGTAATTTGCCCCATTGGCACACCAGGAATAGAAAGTGCATCTTTTACTGCTGGAGTAAATGGAATCCATTTTTGTTCTTTAAATTTAGTAGTCTGATCTAAGTATTTAGATTTCTTAAATGCAGATAGATTAAATTTAGACTTGTCACCCAAAATATGGGTGACAGTCTCGGATGGTGATTTTTTAGCCATTATTGAAATAATTCGTCGAATTTATCTGATGAGCTAGTGTTTAAGGAAAATGCAGCTCGTTCTTGTTCTGTTACTTGTCCTTCTGTAGTCCAATCTGATTTTGTTTCTGCTACTGGGGCAGCAGGTGTAGCAGGAGTAGCAGGTGATTGTTGTTCTTCTTCAGCTTCTGGATTCAACCATTTAGCCAATAATTCCTTAATATCATTATATTCGCGTTTGCGATTAATAGTCATGATATCAGGCTGTTCTTCTAACCACTTATTGATTTGATCAACATCTTCAGAAATTGGTGATGCTTTTGGACGAGGGCGTAACGTGCAACTAACTACTTTACGACCAGCAACTTCTGAATTTACAGCATCTATTTTAAAGTCAAATCCATCATGGATATCAGTAAAATCACCATAATCTTCATCAGCAGCAAATCCTAGTAATGATTTGTATACTTCCTTACCAAATTCCCATAAACGAACACCTAAATGTTCTTCACCACGAACAATAACAGGAACAAATACACGCATTTTTGGATCCAATTTCTTAGCTAATGCCCAGTTATCGCGATCTTTTGATTGACGTAATTTAGCAGCAAATTCCATAATCGGGTCTGCTTCTCCAAAGTTGTTTAATGCTAAAACCGGACCTTTAGCGAATCCATAGTGGAAATATACTTCCTTAAATGGGTTTTGCTTATTTGATTTTGCGGGTACGATGCGAATCGTATAATTGCCTACCTGAGGCTTCCAGAACACTTTCGTGTAGTCGATTTTTTCGTAAGTCTTACCACCACTGTTTTTGGGTGCGTTAAGATTACCTAATTTTTGC